TGTAACTACAGGTGGTCAAGCCCCAGGCCCAGCACCATTGAAGATTTGTGTTGATGCATTGTCAGCACTGTTCAATAAAGCTATGGGCCGTAAGCTTCGACCAATTGAAGTACACGATGCTGCCTGCATTATTGCTGATGCCGTTCTGGCTGGTGGTATTCGTCGTGCTGCAATGATTAGCCTCTTCGATCTTTCTGACGAAGAACTGATTACTTCCAAGTCTGGTAACTGGTGGGAAACTCACCCGTACCGTGCACGCGCTAACAATAGTGCTGTACTTCTTCGTGGTGAAGTAACTTCTGACCAATTCGTCAAGCTGATGGCTCGTGTTGAAGCAAGCGGCTGTGGTGAGCCAGGTGTTTACTGGACCAACAATAAAGATTGGGGCACTAACCCTTGTTGTGAGATTGCACTTGAACCTTATCAAATGTGCAACCTCACTGAAATTAATGCTTCCCTTGTATCTAGTCAGGAGGATTTTAACGATGTTAGTTCGGCTGCTACTTTTATTGGTACTTTGCAAGCGGGTTACACAGACTTCCACTACCTCAATCCTAAATGGCGTGAGACGTGTGAACGCGGGGCACTACTCGGCGTTTCGATGACAGGCATTGCTAGTAATACTGTGACTGAACTGGATATGGATCAAGCTGCTAACGTAGCAATTCAAACAAACCAGATCATCGCAAACATTATTGGCATCAATGAAGCTGAACGTATTACCTGTGTTAAACCTGCTGGCACAACTTCGTTGGCATTGGGTACTTCTAGTGGCATCCATGCATGGCACGCTGAATATTACATTCGTCGTATGCGTGCTGGTAAAGATGAAGAGCTTGCTCAATACATGATGCGTGTTGCTCCTGCATTGGTTGAACAAGATGTGAATGTCCCTCACCAAGTTGTTCTGTCTTTCCCACAATCTGCTCCAGAGGGTGCATGTGTTCGTACTGAAAGTATGTTCGCACTGCTGGAACGTGTGAAGAAAGTAAGTCTTGATTGGGTTGCTCGTGGCCACTTGCAGGGTGACAACAAACACAACGTATCTTGCACCATCAGTGTTAAGGATAACGAATGGGAAGAACTCACCAACTGGATGTGGATTAACCGTGAGCATTACAACGGCATCAGTGTACTTCCATTCTTCGGTGCAGAGGCTTATCCGCAACTTCCTTTCGAAGACTGCTCCAAAGAAGTCTATGAATCCATGCTTGTTCACCTTGAGGCTATCAATATTGATGATGTGTTTGAAGCAAATGGCAACTCTATCAACCTCGCTGCCGAGTTGGCTTGTGCTGGTGGGTTCTGCGAAATCTCGTAATGTGTAGCTACATGGAACTTGCACCAACTTTACCTTCCCTTATCACGCATACATGTCCGACTTGTACAAGTCCGGTGCGTTGTGACGTGGCTCAAGGAAAGGGTACGTGCTGGTGTTTCACTGTTAAACCTCAAGAACGTGAAGTTGATTGGGGTGGGCAATGCCTTTGCAAGTCCTGCCTCACTGGTAAGCCTGTGGAGGTATCTAATTAAGAGGTGATTGGTGGCCGTTGAAGAATCGTTTGAACTTTCTGTCACAAGAAGGTTAATACCAAAGCTGGCACCACCTTATCGTCAATCTGCACAAGTCTATGTTGATTGTATTCCAAAGTTATATGTCGCTTTGTGCAGGATTGATAGTGACGTCAACTACAGTAAAAGAAACTACCTAGCCCAATACTTACACGAAGATCCGTACATAGGTCTTTGTTTCATAATGGCTATGGTAAGTGCCAAATTGCTAACCCTTGAGAACATACGTGTTAGCAAAACCAAAACCAATGTCTTTGTAAATCCTACTTATGAACTTGTGAGTATGATGATCGCTGGTGGCTTGCCTCCAATACTTAAGCAGGTTGTGAAGGAAGGTCATTTAATTCCAGAAGCCAAGGTAAGGTATGGTGTGCCTCAAACGTCGCACCTTAAAGCTGCCAGCGTTATTGCAGATACAAAATTCCGTGTGAATGATTTCATCCTTGAACTATACAAGCACGTAGAAAAGGATTCTTACACATCAAGTGTAATGGCCAGCCGTGCTTTGAAATGTGCAGAGCAACTGAGGTACGAACGTAGTTTCAAGTTTCCTGTGTTCCTTGATAGTCGTGGTCGTGTTTATGCGGATACAACTATTGGCATTAGTCCTCAAGGTGCAGATCACGAGAAGGCGTTTTGCTTACCAATATTCAGTGAGGCACTGACACCAGAAGGGCTTTCGGCTCTTGTGGCAGCCACAGACGACTATGCAGAGGACACCCGCTATGACGGTATGGACACTGAGGCGAAAGCCTGTCTATACGCTGCGCAGGCCCGTGACTGGGATAACCTGGCTTGGAAGACGTGGGATAAACCCTACAGCGGCATGGCAAATGCCAGGCTCATTGCCGAACATTTAAGGGCTCCTGAGAAGCCGTTGGCGGCCTTCGTTCCAAGGGATGGGCGTTGCTCTGGCCTACAGCATTGGTCAGCCCTGATGAGATCCAGCGCAATCACAGACCGGCTTGGAATGGAGATTAGTGAGGCAGCGGATGGCATGGACATCTATGAATTCGTTGCATACAAATGGGAAATTGTTTTACTGGAAGATTACAAGTACATGGCAACCCGTAAAGTTGCTAAGAAGCCAGTAATGACATTTGCATATTCTGCTACTCGTATTTCCGCAATGGATAACGTGAGCGATATGTTTCCTGCTGTAGATCGAAAGGTTACTTGTCAGCTTGGTTCACAACTGTTCAACACAACTAACATCGTTCTGCAACCTATTGTGGCTGGTGTTGACTGGCTGAAAGATTGTATGTCAATCATTTGTGCAACAGGTGCACACCAAATCACCTGGGACACTCCTGATGGATTTACTGCAAGTCAGGACTACCGTGTAACAGAAGAAGAAGTAGTTACAGTTGTTATAAAACGACGCAAGCACAGCATCACTATCAAGAAGGACGTTCTAGATGAGGAAGGGAATTTCATTCCTAAACTCTCCAAGCACAAATCTGCAATTGGTCCTAATGTGATTCACAGCCTTGACGCAACTCACCTTCGTATGGTGGCGTTGAGACTTAAAGAAGTCGGGCTTCCTGCTGTATGGGTGCACGATAGCTTCGCTGTACATGCCAACTACATTCCATTCCTCGATAAAGTAATACGAGAAGAATTCGTTAAATTGTACTCCGGTAACTATTTGCTTGCTTTGAAACAGCAGTGGGAACAGCAGTACGGCGTAGCTTTGCCTGATGAACCTTCAATGGGTGATTGGGATTTGAATGTGATCCACAAATGCGAGCGCTTTTTCCTGTAAAAGTTTGCAAAGTTTTGGCCGTGTTGGGAAAACAGCTTTGGCTACAGGCCTTATAAACCGTGGCTTCCAGCTACCGTCCATATAGATACACCAGCAAGCTCCAAAGTTTTTATTTAATTTCTTCTGGCCCTTAAGGGGGCTGGGGGATGCTTTCTCTTTTAATAAAAGGTTTGAAAATTCTTGTTAACTAAAACACACCACAACAAATATACCTCCCTGAGAGGTAACAACTAATGAGTTAGGAGAACCACCATGAGTAACGATTGCAGAACCAAATGCAGAAACTGTAATCACTACGTTGATCTAGTTGCAGGGGAATGTCCTCTGTGTGATGAAGTGTATTACAACGAAGATGAAGAAGAGGTAACTGATGAAAGAGTGAACATCACCATTTCATTTGCTGCACCAACAGAAGGAGCTTGGATGGAAATCCACAATGAGCTTAAGGCTCTTATCCCTGAAAAGATGTCGATTGAACGTTTCAACTTTCTCTACATGCAAGATCCAGTTGCAGATAAGGATAAGTTTTAATGGCTGCATTACCTATTGATGAGCAAGTTGATAACTACATTGTTAACCAACTGACTCAACATTACGGTGATTTGTTAAAAGTTAGTAGATCAAGGGGTATCACACAGACACTCCCACAACTACGAAAGTATATTTCAGAAAATGATTTTATTATTGAGCAATACCATAAATCTATTACAAGTGAGATTGAAGGTCAGGGCTTAGAGAACAATGCTGTAATCAAAGCCTTGCAAGATGCTCAGTTGGAAGCGTTCCGAAATGCTGACCATAAAAACAACACTGTATACAGTTCTGAGATTAAGAAATTAATTACAGAAGGTAAAGTTGAGTTAGATAGTAATGGTGATGTCGCTGTTGTTAACAAAGCCAAGAAGAAACTTTCTTTGGCGATGGCCATTATTAACAGTCCGCTGGAAGTAAATCTTGAAGAACTTACTAACGAAGATTGTACCGAGGCAAGAGAAATACTTGTCGCTAGCTTTGCGATATTCAGTAAGTGGGCATTTGAGTTGCAGATGGGTTTCAAATTCCAGATGCAGGACTTCCATAATGTTATTTTCGAAGTATGCCAAGACCTTGTGGATGGTAAGAGGGATCGGGTAATTGTAACGATCCCTCCCCGTCATTCCAAAACACAGATCCTCAGTATCTTTCTACCGTTGTACAGCTTCTGCCACAATCCTGGCTCACATAACATCATCACATCTTATGCGGATGATGTTGTAGCAGAGAGTAGTGGTTACATCCGTACCATCATGCTCAACGAACTATTCATGAAAGTGTTTCCAGCATTGAAGATCGATGCTAGTAAGCGCTCGCTTGAACGTTGGGGTACTACTAAAGGTGGCGTGCTTCACGCAGTTCCATCTGGTGGTAAGTTGACAGGGAAGGGTGCTGGTAGTTTGACTACCGTATATTCCGGTTGCTTTGTTGTAGACGACATTATTAAACCAAAGGATGCTTACTCTAATACAGTGCGTTCTGAGATTAATGATCGATACGACAACACATTTATGTCCCGTCTCGCAAACGACGGTGTTGTTAATGATGACGAAGGTAACGAGATTAAATGTCCTCGTACTCCTGTGGCTATCATCATGCAACGAGTTCACGACGAAGACCTTGTTGGTTATCTGCTACGGGGTAACTCCAGTGATGCATATGACTGGTTGAACATCCCTGCAATTATTGAAGAAGGTGTTGGTTCGCAAGCATGGTACGACAAGCTTATTGAAAAGCAGGCGTATACACATGCCAAGCCAATACTCTTTAAGTTAGTTCGTAAGGAAGCTCGTACCGCATTGTGGCCGTCTCGTAAGAGTTTGGAGTCACTAGATGCAATGAAGAAGGCATCACCGTATACATTCAACAGTCAGTACATGGGTGATCCGACTGCACAAGGTACAGGGCTCGTTCAAGAAGCATGGTGGCAGGAATATCTGGAGCTTGATAAGTCGCAGGTTATTCGTAGCTTCATGACAGCGGATACAGCATCTACTGCGCAGACATACTCAGATTACTCTGTCGTTTGTTTGTGGGTAGTGATGCGCAACCGAGATATGTACCTAGCGGACCTCGTGCTTGGTAAGTGGGAGACTCCTGAGCTTAAGAAGGAGTTGATTAAGTTTTGGAATAAACACAACAAGCTTGATCTTTCATTTCCGTGCATGCTGCCTACGGCCCTGTACATGGAAGATAAGAGTTCGGGCCAGTTCTTGAATCAACAATTTACACGTGACGGTGACATTAGAGTTATGCCTGTTCCGAAGGATAAAACCTCCGGCGATAAGGTGGCTCGTTTCCTGAACACAATCCCTTACTTTGCACAAGGTAGATTATGGTTTCCAAGTGAGCATGTACATAAGGCACACGTTATGCGTGAAGTCTTGGGCATGACTGGCTTAGGCAGTTCAACTGGACATGACGACGTTGTTGATAACGTAAGTGATGCAGTTGCCATCGAATACAGTGGAAGTTCGGCCAACTATGAAAATTGGGTTAATTAAGGAGTACTGTCATGATCAGCACACGTCTGTGCAAGAAAGCATCAGGCAATAACCTTTTTCATATCAAAGATAGCGCTGGCAACATCATCGCCACAATTGAAACTGTGAGTGATCGTGTAGAGCTGCAAGTATCCACACTGCCTGAATACCACTTGGAAAAACCCAATGGCTATTCTAGCAAGAAGGATGATCTATGAATGAAGAAGAAAACCTGACTTTAGAAGCACTCGCTGAAAAATTAATCGTCGAAGCTGCAACAGCGATTAAAGCTCAAGATGGTTTGGAAAACGTAGTCTCAGGCCTTGGTGGCAGTGGTGATAAAACTACTTACAACAAGTGGACTCGTAGTGGTGGCAACCAAGATCAAGATGGTTTGATCACTCGCTTCCGTGAAGATTGGATTGCACAGAAGATTTGCACCATCATCCCTTTGGATACAACTCGCCAGTGGCGTGAGCTTGAAACAGAAGATGCACAAGAGGCAGATGAGTATTTCAATGTTGCAGGCTTGTTTAATGAAGCTTACAAGTGGGCTCGTGTGTTTGGTACTTCTGCAATCCTTCTGGACATTAAAAGTTCAGGAAAGATGGATACACCACTTGACCTGAAAAGGTTGAAGGTGAACTGCATCAACAGCCTGCAAGTAATTGACCGTACAAGGTTGATGGGCAGTGGCATGATTAACATGGATCCACTGTCACCATGCTATGGGCAACCTGAGCATTACATGATTGCGGGCAGCACTGCCAAGATTCACTACACCCGTTTGATTAGGTTTGAAGGTACACGCCTTCCTATGTATGAGAACTGGCATAACCAGTGGTACTCAGACAGCGTACTGCTGCCACTGAATACTTTGGTTGATAACTTCCATACTGCTGTTCAGGCTGCTGCACATCTTGTTGTAGAGGCTAACACTGATGTAATTACAATCAATGGTTTGCAGAACATGCTATCTAACCCACAAGGTGAAATGGCTGTTATGAAACGATTCCGCCTGATGAAACAGATGAAGTCGATTTATAACGTAATTCTGTTGGATGCCAATGAAGTCTACTCCACCAAGAAAGTACAACTCTCTGGTGTAAAGGATTTGATTTGGGAGTACTTGGAAGTAGTGGCTGCTGGTGTAGGTATTCCAGCAACTCGTTTCTTGTCTGCATCACCAAGCGGTATGAATGCTACAGGTGAGAGCGACCTTGTTAACTATGTTGACTTGTTGGCTGCCATTCAAAAGATGGAGTATGACCCGAAGCTCAAAATCCTCGATGCCATCATTCAAGCTCACTTTGGTTTGCCAGCGTGTAAGTACAAATGGCGTTGCATCTTTCCTGAATCTGCTGCCGAGAAAGAGAAGAAGGATAAGGACACAATTGCTTCTATTGTAGCGCTCGTAACTGCTGGTGTTCTAACTCCCGAAGCTGCACACAAGATTCTGTACACCAAAAATGTTTATTCGAAAGAAGACATGGGTGAAGTTCCTAAAGCGCCTCCACCGGGAGCAGCCAAGATTTCACGTCCATCTGATGGGCCTGACGATAAGAAGGAGAAATAAATGCGTTTGAAAAATACGTTGGGCCTAGCAATGGCGAGTCTGTGTATTGCTATTGGTAGTGTTCGATTCCTTGATGAAGAGGATGCAAGTGTAAACCTGCAAGACAAGTTGCACATGCCTACAAAGCGCAAGTTCAAAATGAGTGGTCAAATGATTGCTCCTTGCACTCTTGCACGTACAGGCATCATGGAATATCGAGCAAAGGATTTGGGTGCACAGTTTAAAGACCACGATCCAGAAGCACTTATCAAGATCATGACACTGCCAGAAGATTTGTTTGATGAGGCTTCGATTGATTCTTATCGGGCTGCACCATTCACTATCGGTCATCCAAAAGATGATGTGAATACTGAAAATGCTAAAGAGCTTGTTAAAGGTATGCTTGAGGGCGTCCCTTGTAAGGATGAGGCAGGCGAAGAACTGATCGGCACTATGGTGCTTAATGATGCAGATGCTATTGCATTGGTTCGTTCTAATGTTAACCAACTATCCAGCGGACACAATGCCACTTTGGTTTTGTGTGATGTAGATACAGTTGGGTATCACGCCAAGAAGACCAACATCCGCAATAACCACTTTGCAATCGTGCCCAAGGGCCGTGCTGGTACAGCATCTATTGCTGACAGTGCAGATGTGGAAGAAGAAGTAATTGATGATGTCAAAGTTATCCCTCCAGTAATTGAATTGGCCAAGGTCGATGATGCTGGTGGTGAAATCAAAATTGGCGATGCCCTTTTGGTTGCAGAAGTGGAAACACTGAAAGCGAAGCTTGATGATGTCACTGCAAAACTTGCCGATGCTGTAGCGATTGGCGAGAAGTTGAAAGACATTGATTCCCTTGTTGAAGAGCGTATGGCGTTTGTAAGCCAGGCACTTAAGCTTGCTGATGTTGATGTTAAAGGTCTGACTAAATTAGAAGTGATGCGTGCAGTGGTTACTAAGGTATGCCCGTCTGCCCCTGTTTCTATGTCGGATCAATATGTTGAAGTTCGATACGGCATTCTCCTTGAAGATAAGGATTTTGTGAAAGATGAGTCAACCGACATGACACAAGTTCTACGGGACGTTGCTGGTGTGTCGGTCAAACCTGTTGTTACTCCAGCAAAGAATGAAACTGCTCGGGAACAAATGATTAAACGAAATGAAGGAGCTAAATAATTATGCCAGTTCAAACTTACAGCATCAATATCCCAGGCGCACAAGAAGGTACTCTTATCGGCCTGACTTACACCAACAGCAAGCGTGAAAGCTTTAAGGCTAAAGTTGCTGGCATTACTGCTGGTAAAGTTGTTAAGCACTCTGCTGATCGTGAAGTAGATTTGGGCAGTGCTGGTGCCGGCCAACAATTCGGTGTTGTTATCCGTCAAATGACTGTGGAAAGTGATTTCCGCCCTAACACTGGTGCAGCCCCTTATCCAATTGGTGCAATCATTCCAGTACTGCTGGAAGGTTCCATCAACGTAGTTACTGTTGCAGCTTGCCTGTTCGATGGCGCTGTATATGTTAACTCCACCACTGGCCAGTTTACTTCTGCTGCCACTGGCGGTTATGTCAAGGCCTCGAACATGAAGTTCAAAGCTTCTGCGGGCGCTGGTGAAGTTGTCGGTGTTGATATCACCGTAGCAATGATCAACGGCACCGCTGTTTAATTATAACTAATAAAGGAGATTTGAATTATGGCTCGTGAAGTAAAATTGGCTGATGGCACTACCGAAACCCTGAATGATCACTTTGAGCGTCTGGTTGATGCCGATGTTCGCCTTGCTGATGGCGATGGCATCTTCTTTCAACGTCAACTGGAAGTAATTGAACAGACTACCTATGACGTGCTGTATCCAGATCTGGAAGCTCGTGACTGCTTCCCAACCCTCACCCTTGGTGGTGCAGGTGCTACAAGCCTGACTTATCGTTCGTACGATCGTGTTGGTAAGGCACAAGTTATTAACGCTCGTGCTACCGATCTGCCAAAGTCCGATATCTCGGGCCGTGAATATTCGATCAACGTTAAATCCGTTGGTTGTGCATATGACTTCGATATCGATGAAGTTGCATCCGCTGCAATGTCGGGCATGCCTCTTGAAGCTCGTAAAGCTATGGCTTCCCGTCGTGGTTATGAGCAGTATGTAAACGATGCTGTTTGGTCGGGTGATGCTGTAGGTGGTTTCGTTGGCCTGTTCGGTAACCCATACATCGCTCACAACCCAGTTGTTGCTGGTGTGTCTACTACCACCACTTGGGCTACCAAGACTCCAGATGAAATTCTGAAGGACTTGAACTCGGCTTGCAGCGCTATGTATGCAGCTACCAAGAAAATCCACAAGCCAGAAGAAATTTGGTTGCCAGTTCTGCAACACAACTACATTGCTTCCACTCCACGTAGTTCGTTGAGCGACACCACCATCCTGCAATACTTCTGCGACAACAACCCGTTCGGCATCACTAAAGATAAAGTGAAAGCCTTGAACGCTATCGACAACAAGTTTGATGGCAACTCGGATGGCTTTGTTGTAATCGCCAAGAAGACTCCAGAAGGTACTCAGACCATTCGTATCCGTGAACCACTGCCACTTCAATTCCTGCCAGTGCAACTGCATGGTCTGGTTTATGAAGTCCCAGGTCGTGGTCGTTTCGCTGGTCTGGAAGTTACCTACCCACGTGCAATTGATCTGTGGTACGGCATCTAATATCTAGAGTTACTAAAGGGCTCACTATATGTGGGCCTTTTTATTTACTAAATTTAAGGAGAACCAATTTGCGCGTTCGAAATCATTCCGAAGCACCAATCATGCTCAACGCTTTTATCAACGCTGGTAAGACTACTGAGCATGTTGATCAACACGGCAACAAGATTACCAAAGCGGAAACCCCTCAACACACTCTGATTTGTATTCCGGCTGAGTGTGAAGTTGAAATTGACGATGACCTGTGGAAACAAGCTACCTCGGGTAAAACCCGTGTGCAGCAATTCGATGAAGAGCGTGAAGTAATTCCCGAAGCAACAATGGATGGCAAGCCTGTATACCAGACTGTGCTTGTTCCTACAGGTAAGTTCCGTGAAGTCAATCTGATCAAACTGCGTATTGAGAAAGGTGATCTGGAAATCACTGAAAAGGTTAAGAGCACCCTTACTCTTGCAGACAAGATTAAAGCCTTGGGCAAGAAGAAAGTTGTTGTAACCGCCGAGACTCACACAGAAGAAGATATTGCTGCACTGCACATGACTCTGTGTGAATAAGTAGGAGAACTAAATGGTTACTTATGCAATGTTTGTTGCTAGGTTTCCTGAGTTCACTGGAACATCCCAATTAAGATTCGACATCTTTTTTGGGGACTCTGTTATTGAAATGGGTAGTGAGGAACATCGATGGAGTAACGTTTATGACGTAGCTCAAGCAAACCTTATTGCCCACTTTCTCTCAGTGGGGGCAGGAAGTGCAACAGGCGATACAATAGCCCTGATGCCAATTCGCAGTACAGATGTTGATGATGTATTGGTTGAATACGCTGTGGCACCAGTTGCCCCAGGTACACCAATGGATAACTTCGCAGCATCCATTTATGGTCAGCAGTATATGCATTGGCGCAATCAAGCGTTCGCTGGTGCCCGCATCATCTGCCCATGATTAGTGTTCGTAGAGCATTCAATCGAAACACCACAACCAAAGTTCTTATGTGCAGCCCAGTCGGTGGTTATTGGGATGACAACAATCAGTGGGTTAAATATGCCACTGGTCCAGCCATTGCAATTCAAGCCACACCTATTCCACATGGTGATAGGGATGAGGGCGTCTTTGGTGAGCAACTTAAAGCCAACCCTGAACTTGAACGTCAACCGGGCTTCATGAAGTTCCACTCCCTTGTGGACATGCCTATCAATAGCTTGCTGTGTGTATACGGGGTTACATACTTCGTTACGCAATATGCTAACTACAGTGCAGCAGGTTTCTACATGACTATCGCCAGCAAGGTGCAAAACCTTGTGTTGGTGGAAGGATTGATTACAGAGATTTTCACGGAAGATGGCACTGCATTGCTTACAGAACTTGGTGCATTGATTATTTTGGAAACACCACCTGTGAATGACTTGAATGTTAGTGGGTGGCCATAGTGGATATAGATGTTCAAAAGGTTCAAAAGATAATCGATCAATGTGTACTTAAGCCCCGTTACTCTTACCCAATGTTCAAGAATGCCCCACGTCCTCCAGTAGATGCATATGCAGCTGTGAGACTTATGGGGACTTACAGTCCGGGGTATGACGAACATGAGTCTAAGTTTGATGAAGGGACTGATGAGTTTATATTTACAACTAAAGGTTTTCGGATTCTTTCTTTCGACGTTTTGTTTTCACGTGACGATGTTGATGTTGATTTCTTAAACAACAGTTTCTTTCGCCAAGACGTTTTGGATTTGATGCGCAACTTGGGCATGGTTTTAATTAGTAAAGGCCCAATCCTTGTTAAGACATTGACTCTTGAATCTCAATGGGAAGTAAGGACAGCCATCAGGCTTGACTTCAATGTCATCAGGAAGCAAGTAACTCGTATTCCCCGCATTGTTAAGGCACACATTCAAGGTGAATTTCAAGAGGGTGATATTTCGATACCTATTCCTATAGATATCAATTTCACACCGTAACTAATTTATAAGGAGGCATTCCTATATGTCGTCAGTTCCAATTTCTGAGTATATCAATGTAGGCATTGCCCTTGCCCCGACCCCACAAGGTTTGGCTGGCTTTGGTAAGTTGGGCTTTTTTAGTAAATCTGCAAACGTCGGCACCAATCCTATTACTGCGGAAGAACGTATCCGTCAGTACAGTGGCATGAAGGCTGTAGCTGCTGACTATCTGGATGGCACCGAGATTAACAAAGCTGCAAACGTCTATTACGCACAAGTGCCACGACCACTTTACTTTATGGTTGGCCTGATCGATGGCGTTAACACTGCTGCACATGCAACTGGTAGCAACACACCAAGCCTGCCTGCCTTGCAAGCTGTTACTGCTGGTGGCTTCACTTGCACTATTGATGGCACCCTTGTTGTTATTACTGCAACTGATTTGTCTGGTGCTATTTCGTTTGCTGCTGCTGCAACCATTGTTCAAGGTAAGTTGGCCGTTCAAAAGCCAGGCACTACCTGTGTTTACAATGGCACCCATTTTGTAATCACTAGTCCAACCACTGGTGTGACTTCGACCATTACCGTTGCATCTGCGGATGTACAAGGTTTGGCTGCTGCACTAGGCATGATCATTGCAACCCTTACCCAAGGTGCTGCTGCTGAAACTCCTGCACAAGCTTTGTCTGCTGCGGAACAAGTAGATAACTCCTTCTATGGTGTTGCACTGGATACAGAGTTTGACGATACCCAAGCGGCATATGATGCAGCAGTTTGGACTCAAGCCCGTACCAAGAAGTTCTTCAACACAACCAATGATGCAGTTACCCTGACAAATGCCAACCTTTCAACCTTCGCTGGTCAAATGTTCTCGGCATCTTTGGGTAATACACTTTCTACCTACGCACCAGTTGCTGGTAGTTACGCTGGTATCTCTGTTGCTGGTCGTGCATTCACTGTTAACTTTGAAGGCACCAATACCACCATCACACTGATGTACAAGAAGTTGCCTACCATTCCAGTTGCTCGTATTGGCTCTGGTCAGAACAACAACCTGAAAGCAATCAACTGCAACGTGTTCCTGGATGTTGGTGGTAACTCCTTCTTCGCCACATCGAAAATGGCTGATGGTAGTTTCTTCGACACCAAGCACGGCATTGATTGGTTGCAGAATCGTACTGAGACTGATGTATTCAACCTGATGTATCAATCTCCAACCAAGGTTCCTTTCACTGATACTGGTGTAAGCATGATCATTCAGAAACTTGAGCATGGTCTGCGCCAAGGTGTTACTAACGGTTTGATTGCCCCAGGTTACACCACTGATGGCACTTACCTTGAACTTGGCTACCGTATCGATTACATCCCAGTTGGTGATGTTAGTGCTGCTGACAAAGGTAATCGTCAGTACGATGGTATCTCCTTTATCGCAGTTGGTGCAGGCGCAATTCATGGCGTAACCATCACCGGCTCGTTCTCGGAATAAGGAGAAGTAATTTATGAAGCAGTATAGCTTTTACAACGTTGACCTTCTGCTGGATGGTATTCCAGTAACTGGCTTCACTGACAACAACAGCATCATTTCCGCTGGCCGTACTAACGTACAACACACCAAAGTCATTGGTGCCCGTGGTGAAATGTCTGTAGCAACTATCGCAGACCGTTCTGGCCGTATTGTATTCACCCTGTTGCAGACCAGTGATTACAACGCCGTGTTGAACAGCCGTGCAATCCTTTCGCAGAACACAGGCCTTAGTGGCAACCGTGCAACCTTTGATCCAATCCAAGGTTTGATGAACGATAAGATGGGCCTTGCACTTGTTACTGGTGTTAACGGTTTCATTCCGGTGATGCCTGCAATTGTTCGTGGTACTGGCATTGTCTCGCTGAGTTGGACTGTTGAGTTTGAACAGATCTGGTTCACCAATGGTAAGTACGATTACGTAGGCCTGTAATACAGAATGTTAGCTGGAGGGTGAAAGATAATCCTCCAGCTTTAAGGAGAATACTTAATGGCGTGTAAGACAGAGACTCGGGAGATTAGAGGTAAGCCTGTATTCGTCCGGCAATGGCCTGCTAACAAAGCAATGGCTATGCAAATTGATGTGCTAACTGTAATGGGGGATGACGCTCTATCCTTTGTTATGGGTGATTGGAACTTCGGCAATCTTATTTATATCCTTCAACGTGTAGAGAAGCCCGTATTTATATCACTGGTTAAAGAGTGTATTTCTTGCGCTGTTGTTGACAATGTTGTGATTAATGAAGCCAACTTCGACGTTGAATTCAGTGGCGACTTGATGCGCATCTACTCAATCTTCTCTTTTGTTCTTGAGGTGAACTTCAAGGATTTTTTCGTAGAAGGTCTAGCGGCAATGGAAGAAGTCAAGAAGAACCAGTTGAAGAAGTAATTGGTATAACCACTAATGAAGATGGGACGACTACGTACCACACTGCATCAGATGGTAAACCAAAGATTTCAGATCTGTTCCCCGAAGTGAATTACTTTCTTCATCGTCCATTGATTGCTAATCCACCAATGTGCACTTTGAGGGAGCTTCAAGACTTCACATATAGCATTGATGACCTATTCATCATGCATGAGTTGTTAGACCTTAAAGAATACATTTCGCCTTCTGATTCTCCACTATCTGTGCGAGTGATGAACTGGCAATAACAGTTGAGGGAAACTAATGGATGAAAAGAAGGTACTTAAACTTGGCAAGCGCGAAAAACCTACTGGTGTAGCTTCCGGCACACAGAGTTATATTCCACCATCACAAACAGCAGGCAATGTTTCCCACGAAGCATCTGATGTAAGCATTGCCGCACAACGTAAGCAAGAGAAGGCAACACGCCGGAAACAACTTGCATACTTCATGTCTAAAGCGAGTGGTGGCAGTCAGGCTCAGTTTGAGAAAGTTATTGCCAGTGAAGATTGGGATGACTTAGATGTTCAGGAAATGCTTCTTGAAGATCGTTTTGCCAGATATCGAGATACACCAGTTGTCTCTACTAGCGAAGCTGTTAAGGCCACTGTTGCGCAAACGAATAAGAATGCGACAACAAGAAAGCTTGAACAGATTAAGAAACAACGCGACTTTGTTGGTAAAGAGACAGGAGCAATCTCCAGCAACTATGAAGAAAACTCCACACTCCTAACACCAGAAACAGTTGTAGCAGGGAAGATTAAAGCGGCTGGTTTGGAAAACGAACTGGCAAGCGTATTGAATAAATACGATCAATATATCTCGATGTCTTCGGATGATCGTAGTAAGTCTTTCTCTAAAGAAGAAGTTTCAATCTTTAACAGCATTGCTGTCACAGGCTTAACACCATCTAAACTTACCAGTAAAAGGTCGGTACTAGATTTTGGTGATGTTGGTGGAACCTTTGATGATGACAAAGAGGACATGGGTTCTCTGTCTGTTGTTGAATTTGACTATGCCCAAGATAACAAAACACCACACTCAGGTTTGGCTGCTATCTTTGGTGCGTATCGTGAATCCCTTTCCGGGGCCACTTACGACATTCTGCCAATCAATAAAAATGAAGTGTCGTCAGACCTTCTGCACAATGAGTTTTCGTTAAAGGCTCCTGCTAAGTACCCTGCATACATGCAACCTGCAAGGGCCATGAAAGGGAATACTATTCAGGAACAACAATCCGAAGCATTGGGGTTGCCTGATAACGCTAACGTGCAAGAGTACTTTGATAAACTTGCTGAGCAATACATTGATCCAGAAAAGCTTGAGTACATGTCTACTTCCGAAAGGAATAAGGCTGTCAAGCTTATCTCCATGCAGATTAGTAAGTTGCTGCCTGCACGACTGAAAGAGATTTCGGTGCAGAACGCTACATCTATTCAAACTAATGATGATCAATTTAATTCCCTTGTTGAGAAACATGGTGTTGATGAAGCTGTAAGAATTGTTGGTGCAGGGAAGGGCAACATTATTCCCCCCACTGCTGCTTACAATGCTTATCCAAGTCCCCACGAATTGGTGGCATCCCTTAACAGCAGTAAGCTGCGTGAGTTTGCAGAAGGTGTTGTTAAGCGTGGCATGACTAAGAAAGGTATTTGGACCGATGATCCTGAGCAAGTGGACACTATGTCTACGTTGCTTACCTACGGTACACACAACCTTTCATATAGTAAGTTTGCTCAGCAAGATGATGAGTATCAACAAGCCACTGTAAAACGTGCGGCATTAACTGAGCTTCCTAAACAGCTTGGGCGCATCTACGGCATTAGTGATTCAGAAGTAAGTCGTAAATCCTGGGAAGGTGGCTTGCACATTAACTATGACAAGCTTGAGCAATCGCTTGATGAGCAACTTGATGAGTCAGATGTCTCAACACAGAAGCCACAACTTGATAGAGAGCTTGAGCATAAGCCATCGCAACTTGACCGTTACGCTCGTGATGAACTTGCACGTACTGTAGATGTATTCTTTCAACCTGCTGGGGATCTTGCAGCAGATTACAAAGACAACAATTTAACGCAAGTTGATGAGTATCTAGAGCTTGCAGCGGCTGATGTCGATTTGCAGGACGATGACGGCTCCGCTAGTGACGGTGGGGCTCCGCCAAGTGGTGGGCCTGACGATGGCAAAGGTGGTAAGGATCATGGCCCCTATGCAGAGCAGACGGGCATTGAGGCACTGTCTCGGGAAGGTCCAGCAGGTGTCGATGACTCCTTCGCAACGGCTGCCCCCAGTGTTGATATGCAAGCTGTGGAAGGCGTCAGGGAAGGCGCAAATACCAACCAGCGGGCATCGCATGGCAACAACCTGGGAGAGTCTGTATCGACCACTGGCGCAACGTCAGGCAGTCGTTTAGGACAGTCAGTGGCTGCACGAGCTGCTACACCAAATCCAACAACTCCCCACGTTGATTTTGATACAAGTAAGAAAGCAGCCCCACCAGTTAAACCTGTAGAGACAGTTGCTGATAAACCTTCACCAGTTGCTGCTACTCGTGATGAAAGGTTGGAACAAGCTAGGCAGAAGTACGCTGAACAGAACCCTGATATTAGTATTAGTGTTGCCCCACAAGGCAGTCAGCAGTGGTTGGATGAGCGTAAAGAACTTGTAACAGCTTCTGATGTTGGCCGAGTTATTACCACAGACAGAACCCGCAATACATTCGTTGGCGAAAAGTCGATGGAAAATTGGGGGATGACTACTACCAAACCTTTTTCAACTGAAGACATTGAACGTGGTCACAGGCTAGAAGGCAACATCCGCAAACAGTATGAAAAGCAAACTGGAACTGAGATTCTTGAAATGGGGTTACTCCAGAACAAGGGTTTCCCAGGTGGCGCATCACTTGATGGGTTGGTTACTGAGAATGGCGAACCTACTAAACGTGGTGTTGAATTTAAAGCTCCACGTGAGTTTAGGGACTTTGCCAAGTATCACGACCAAGTTCAAATGCAGATGGCGGTTGGTAAGTTAGACTCTGTTGATATTGTGCAGGGTGTAGAAGTGGATGGAAAACTTCGCACACAGACGCAAACGGTTAACAAGGATCTGGAGTGGCAGAAGCGTAACCGCCACAAGATTGAACAAGCCCAAGACAGTATTAAGCGTAATGCTGCAATGACTCAGGAAGAGTTTCTAGCAGCACAAGCCACAATGGCTTCTGACAAATCTGGTAAGTATGGTTTCTTGGTAAGTGCCAGTAAGCTTGAAGTTGAAGATGCATTAGGTGGTGGTGGCAAAGGTAATAAACCACCAGACAACACGCAAAAAGAGGGTATGTCATTTGCCAGGGATTGGAATGCTGCCCATAGAGAGAATGAAAAGCGGGAGCAAGACAGCAGTAAGAAACAGCGTGGTTGGTTAAGCACTGCTTACAACACTGTTAAAGATGTCACTCAAATGGTTGACCGCAATGCACAGGAACTTGCTGCTGGTTTCCGTGAGGATATGGGTAAGCCACTGGACTACGGTGTTAATCCCGGTCAGTACTTGAGCAACAACATTGCATTACGTGGTGCTGGTGTAGCAGATCGTGATGCACGTAGCGCTACATTGTCTGGTGCATCTATGTCTGGTGCAATGGAGCTTGGTGACTACAGCGGCGCAATTAATCAAGTTGTTGGAACACTTGGTTTAGAAGACCTTGCAACCAAGAGGGAACTTGCAGACAACCCAACTGAGCGTGCCCTTCGTATTATCAAGAATGGCAAAGATCGCAACATGAGTCCTATGGCTGTTGCAGAAGGTTTGCGTAGGTCTGGACTTGAAGGTTTCGGCACATTGGCAAACCTTAGTCCTGAGGAACAAGCTAACGTTACTGCTAAATCAAAAGAGCAGCCCTTAGCTACCCTCAGTTCTTACGCAAATACCAACCGGGTAATTAACCAAGGCGCAGAGGCAGCACACCGTAGAAGTCTTGCGGCAATTGCAGTAAACGCTGGTGTTACACAGGATGCAGGATATGCCCAAAAGGAACTAGGTAAGTTGAAGAACATTCCTGCAACTATTGGTGGTGCCATCGATGAAGCTGGTAATTCCCTTACAGGTATTAGTGGCAGTGCTGGACAAGAAGCAGGAACAACCCAGCAAGGTGGCACAGTTTATTCTGGCAAAGTTCAGCGTGAACCTATAGATGTCAATGTCACTGTTAAGTTGGAGGGTAGTGTGTCCACAGTGGAAGTTCAAGCTGGGGGCAAGTCTGCCACAACTCAACAGTCGTACCATCAAACTGTTGTTCAATAATGTATATGGGAGGTACAAACATTGTGGAAGCGTAGAGTAGAGTTACAGATTTTCAACAAAGACACAAAGGAAGTTCTCCTATCTACATCTGAAAACAGGATTGACTTTGTTTATCAAGGCAACCTTAGTTGGATGGCAGATACCCTAAAGGTTGATATCTACAACCTGGGGCCTGAGACATTGAAGATGCTTCTGGACACTAAGCGAAGAAGTATCAAGTTGGATGTTGGGTATCATGATGAGCCAACAGCTATGTCCACACTGATGGATGGGTATGTAGTTAACGTAGCTGGTCGCAAGGCCATACCTAATCACATCACATCCATTTGGTGTGTACCCTACTCAGTAGAGACTTTGAGTAGTACCGCTGCGTTGAACACTTTGGTTTATGAGAACGGCACACTTAAAGGCTTGATTGGGGCTATCTCTAAATACGCGGGATACACAGCACCACCAAAGTTCTTCGGCATTGACGACGATGTTTTAAACACACCCATATTAAGCTACATCTTGCGTGGGACGGTTAGCCACTCTCTATCAGAGCTTGGTGATCAGTATCGTTTCTATGTTCGTGGGACTAACAGTAATGTGCAGTTAATCAGCATGGGTAACTCTGCCAACGTTGTGCAGAAGATCCGTGAGGGTGAAGCCACTTTCCACAAAATGACTCTGGACAAACTGAAAGGTACTCCAGAAGCCACTGTGGCAAAGATCGATTTCGTAATGAATTTGGATGCATCTATAGATTGTGGGGATGTGGTTGATGTAACTGCATTCCTTGGTGCCAGGACAAATGATCCAAACCGTCCACCTTCTAACGGTGTGGTTTCGGTAGACAACGCAGACTCTGTGTTATTCCGAAGTGATACTTTATGGTCACAAACAATCTTTGAACAATACCTAGTACTGGGGACACAGCATGTTGGTAGCAACTATGCCCGTGCCTGGGAAACTCGTATTGTTGGTGTGCAGTTCAACGATGGTTTGGTTGGTGACAAGGATGTTAGCGGTAATGGTAACGGCACTGGTACGTGGGATGTGGATGTACAACAACAAGTTAATCGCACACAAGGTGTTCCAGTCCTCAATCAATCGGTTAGTACCACTGGGGTAACCCCTAAAGAGTTTGAGCAGCTTAATTCTGTCAAGCTTTCCCAAGATCAATTAGATGCAATCAATGGTGTGTCTGGTGGCAACAATGCCAAGTCAAACTTTATTCAGAATAAACTTCGCATTGAGAACCGTGGGCACAGTTCTGTACAGAATGCCGTATCACCAGCTGGTGCAGCAGGCCCGTACCAAATGATGCCAGAGACTGCAAGGAACCTTGGGCTTACCGTCAATAGTAGTCAAGATGATCGGAATGACTTTGTTAAGTCCACAGCAGCAACTGGCAAATTGTATGACCAACTAAATGAAAGGTACAACGGCAATATAGATGCCATGAACGCCAACTACAACGGAGGCAACAAAGCTGCCAGTGATGTTATGGCTGGTGATGAACCGGCTGCAAGGGAGACTCAAGATTACTTGAGATACGACCGTGCATTAAGAGGTACTTTATAATGGCTTTCACAAAATCACAGATTATATGGGCCAAAAGTCAAAGCGTATTTGAAAAGGATGTAGTTGCACAAACCTTTACACCTAATGATTTAGGTAACCCCATAGAGACAATCTTTTATCCAGATAGTGAAAGACCAGAGGAAACAACTGAAACCAGTTTTAACACTTTGGCACTAGACTGTGTAATGGGTGAGTCCCACTCCTTTAGGAATGAGGTTACTTCCTACCCTGTGAGCAGTGGCTTTCTTATTAGTGAGCATGTGATTAAAAAGAATCCTATGTTTAGTTTGAACGGTATCATCACTAACGTGAGTATGCCGGGCGACCTGACACTAATTAGTACCATTGGTAAAGTTGTTGGGGGGATGGCTAGTCGTGTTATTGGTCCTGTACTTGGTAGCTTGATTGGCAGTGCTGCACATGCAATTGATAACTGTGGTATGGCTGGTGATCCTATCAAGGATGCCTTCCTTCAACTGCAAGAGTTGGTTCGTGAGGGCACCATTGTTCATGTGGCTACCATCCTAGGAACCTATGAAGGATGTGTGTTACGTGAAGTACGCATCCACCAAGATGTCAGAACTGCAACCATCCTCCCAGTGACATTAACCTTCGAACAGTTGAGGGTTATCCAACCTGATGGGCGTATCGGTTTCGATGTTCCTGCTGATCAGAAGAAGGCATTGCAGACAACCACACCAACCGATACCCAATTGATGTTGAAGATACTTAAATCAAGTGGCGTCAACATTATTGGAGCTTTCTTACTATGAGCTATATCGTACCCCTCTCAAATAAGGGAGGCATCATTGTCGATTACTTTGGTAATACAAGGTTCTCTACAGTGCGTTGGAACAACATCATGAGGTGTTGGGTTTGTGACTTTCAATGGAACGACGTGGTTGTTAAGAGTATGGCATTACGAGCTGGCACTAACATGCTTAAACAGTTTGGTGTGCCATTCTATCTTTACATCGTCAACAACACAGAACCGGTTTTAGATCCGGGTAAATTCACTTCTATCACAGCTTACATTATTGAAGTAGGAGAACTCGTTTAGGAGGTAAGCAATGAGTGATTGGGTTCCAATACTTACCCACTATCCGGGTAAGATTGTGTCGTTTGATCCAGTGAAGCAGACAGCTAAAGTTCAGATCCAACGTGAGCAATACAGCAACACCCTGTACTCAATGTACACAGAATACGATTTCCCCATCCTGCAAGATGTTCCCGTCCAGTTCCCTCAAGGTGGTGGTTACTGCTTAACCTTCCCGGTTAAAGCTGGGGACAATTGCATGTTGGACTTTTGTGATAAAGGCATTTCCCATTGGTTGTATGAAGGTAAGGGTAAGATAGGTAAGTACACTTCGGGCGTACCCAAGGCAGACTACTTTCGTTCTTACAACATTAATGATGCGGTGGCCATGGTTGGGTACAACCCTATTCCCCAAGCCATCCCAAACTTTAATGCAACTGCACCAGAACTTCGGAATGCTGCAAGAACGCAGAGAGTTACATTACTGCCAAGTGGGGTCATGGAAGTTGTAACTCCAAGTGAGTTGCACATCACTGCCCCTAACTCAGTGATGGATGGCAACATGAGGATTAATGGCGCACTACATGTAACTGGTTTGATTACATCTGATACAGATGTACAGGCATTAACAGTTTCACTTCTAAACCACATCACTACAGGTGTAACTCCTGGGTCTGGTCTATCCAACATTCCACAAGCATAAGGAGGGACTGTGGCACACAATTTAAAATTGAATTCAGACAATGACATTATCATTGGTCGCGGTACTACCAGAGTGGCTGGACTTGAATACACCATCCAGTTGGTAAAGAACAAACTGTTAACAGTACTTGGTGAGTGGAAAGCCAACCAGACTTTAGGTCTGCCTTGGTTCTCTGACATCATGGTCAAGGCACCGGACTTATCTTTAGTGGAAGGGTTGATTCTATCCTGCATTAAGAATACGCCACATGTACTTGACGTACTGAGCATCAACCTAGCACTAGATAAAAATAACCGTGTACTAAACGTCACCTTTGAAGCTTTGTCTGACTGGGGATTATTTGAGAGTAATGTAGCATTCGGAGGTAGTTAATGGCTGGAGTAACAGAACAAGGTTTTGCAATTAAAACAGTACCAGAGATTACCTCTGACCTTAATGCCAGATTTATTGGTACATTTGGTAATCAGTTTGATGTATCTGCGGAAGGTCCAGATGGTCAAACCATTGGCATCCTTGCAGAAGTACTGGGTAGTGTGTGGGAACAATGTGAAGCTGCATACAATGCTTATAGTCCTACAAATGCCTTTGGTGTTGGTTTGGATAAAGTTGTAGAGCTTAACGGAATCACCCGCATCACAAACTTACCTAGCAGTGTTGCAATCACATTTGTGGGCACAGCAGGTACAGTTGTTCCTAGTGGGTATGCCATCAAGACTGATGATGGATTAGTGTTTCAAACGGTTGCTACAGCAGTACTGCCTGCAATCGTTACTGCCAAGTGCACCACTATGGGGGCAATTAAGATCCTTGCAGGGGATGTACATGTTCTTTCTGCGGATATCCCAGGGCTAACGAGTGCATCAAACCTTGAGCCGGGCATCACTGGTATTGTTCGTGAAGAAGATCCTGCATTTAGAAGTCGTCGTGAAGGCTCCACCATTAGTCGGGGCACCAATAGTATTGATGCTATCTACGAGGGTGTTCGTTCTTTGAACCTTCCATACATTGCAATCATTGAGAACAACAGTGCTGTAACTGTTGACGGCATTCCGGGTAAGGCATTCCTCACTGTTGTGGAAGGTGGTACACCAGAGGAAGTATCTCGGATTATCTATGACAATAAACCCCAAGGCATTGAAGCCTTTGGTTCAATCATCACTGTCATAAATGATTCTAAAGGTTATCCCCACGACATTGGTTTGAGTCGTCCTGCGCCAACTGATGTAAGCATTATTGCCAGTATTACAAACTTGCCGGGGGCCAGTGTGGACTCTGCAACATTGGCTGTTGAGTCGTTGGTTAAGTATATCAACAACCTCAATATCTCTGAGGATGTGTATTGGTCATACTTGTTCCCTGCATTGTTGGGGGATGTCCCATACATCAAAATCAACTCCATCACCATTAAGTTTACCTCTGGCCCAACCTTTGGTATTACAGACTTGCCTATCAGCGCACAACAGCGTGCACGCACTGATGCAAGTAAGGTGGTGGTGAATGTCGTATAGGGCTACTGACTTCAGACCTTTGCCACCATCGCAAACAGTGCAATTCACAGTTCCCTCTGGTCGAATTCAAACATTACTGCTGGCACAATACAAAGACTCCCCAAACCTTTCTGCATACATCGGTTGCTTCATGGCTGAGGTAGACATTATCAGTAAAGCTATTCAAGACACCATTAACCTCCGATACTTGGCTGATGCATCTGGTGCACAACTAGATGTGGTGGGTGAGATTGTTGGTATTGGTCGCATCTTTTACGGTGCTGCTGCGTTGGGCTACTTTGGCTTCTACGATGATCCACAATCTGCAATTCCATCTATTGGTGATGCATTTGATTCAACTGTGGGTGGTGTTTACAAATCCATTACTGACCGGGATTCTGCCGACTATGTAATGGACGATGCCACATACAAGAAAGCTATCTATGCCAAGATCGTCAAGAACATGACTAACTGTTGTGTAGAAGATGTGTTGTTATACATCGATCTGATTATTGGTTTTAGCTGTGATACGGAAATTGCAGAGTCGAGTTGCCATGTTGATATTTATGTCCATGAGAACTTGAATCAACTTCAACGTATTTCCTTAAGTTTGTTGATATCTGGTGTGCGTCCTGTTGGTGTCTCTATGACCCTTCGGGATAATCACGGGACTATCGCAGTGAGGGAAGTTGCCAACTAAGGTGGTGAACAATGACAACCAGATTTAGTATCGCCAACGGTTGGGCAACGGATGTTGCTTCCGAAGTTACCGATGCAGAATTAGATGTAGATCATCCTAGCGGGGAAGGTGGCCCTGGGAAAACCCTAAGAGGTTGGATTTCAGAGACAGAACCGCATGAGTGGGAAAACTTCAACATTAAGTTGCGGGAAGATCGCGTAAAGGCAGTTGCACAAAGTGGCAGGGTTCCTTGGGATGAGGATGTATATTACAAGCTTGGGGCCTTGTCCGTGTACCTAGGCATCTTGTATGTATCACTATCGGGCAGTAATAAGAACAAGAATCCGATAACACAGACAACATACTGGTCACCTGTTAAGTTCACAACTGCTGCTGGATATATCGCAACTATCGCGGATATGCAAAACAAGTACAACATCCACACACCAGCCGGTCAGAACAGCCACAGTGACAACATAGTTGATATTGGTGGCAACACAAAGATTGCCATTGATGCGCAGATCATGGTTGTCAGTGATGGGCTTGCAGCACACATACCACTGGTTAACAACCCCCACACAGATACTGCAATTGGTGTGGGCACTATCCCAACAACTGGTGGGGACTTCACGGGCCAGGTTAACTACCGGCAGAACTTAAGTCTTGGCACCACTTGTGAACTCATGACTAACATTTCCACCTTTGTTTCTTTTAGAAGCAACGCAGGTGCAATTGGTATTGGAGTAGCTGATTATCATCTTGGTGGTAGATGGCAGCACATATTTACAGTGTTGAGTTTCCCAAGTATCAATCAGTTGTACCACCCGTCATTCGTGATGCCTAAGCCAGATTTACACTTTCCCTTGATGACCAATTTGAATCCCGTGGCTTCTGTTGGGAGTCTTGCATTCACTCGGGCTGCTACCTTGGCTTACACAGACCGTAGCAACAATGCACAAACTGCCCCAATAAATACCCCAGCATTCGAAATCGCCGGTATGAAGTTGGCAGTTGGAACAGCATTGCTTGTATCTGCTGTGGGTTTGTTTGGTGCTAGGGATGGTTGCATATCCTACACACTGGATGGGGTAGTGGTAGTTAAAGATGTCCAGTTTACCAGTGTTGACTTGGTTAGTTACTTTGGCACATCAGGTAACGTTAAAAACTTTCGGGTGTGGTCACAACGACTTACCCCAAGACAGAAACTTAGTATTCCGCGTTAAGGAGGAACTATGAGTGCACTACAATTAGGGCGAATTTGGGCTGATACTCCAACCAGCCCTAACATTGATCCCGGCGCGGTTAAGTACAAACTGGGTTGGGTTGCTGAAATTCCACTATTCCAAGTACTCAACTACATTAACAACCGCTACGACACCAACATTGTTGCTCTGGCTGAGCGGGGGATGTTTGAGTGGGGTAGTGATGTAACGTATAACACTGCTGCGATGGCTTGGGATGAAGCAGATGGTTTCATCTATCTGTCCAAGACTGCTAGTCCAAGTACCACATTGCGCCCAAGCCTAAACTTATCACAGTGGGACAAGTCAGCTATTCAAATCTCTAGGGCACAGTACGATCTTGCTGTACTGAATTGGTCCAACCATATTGCCAACACATCCAACCCCCACCAATTGACCACAGAGATTCTTAACACCTACGCCAAAACTGTAATTGATTCGAAGGTTGCAGTTGTTCAAGGGGGACTCAATACTCACATTGCCGACGTTGGTAACCCGCACGAAGTTGATGCTGTACAAGTTGGTGCAGTTCCTGTGACTGGTGGTGACTACACAGGTTTGGTAAGGCACTTATTCGCCAGTACAGGTATTGGTGATGCAACGTATGCAGCTAAGCTGTTTACAGATTCAACAGGTACATTCCTGGCTCTTGGTGCAAACAGTAAATTAGGTATTGATAGCACGGCTCACGCTGTGTTTATTGACCCCAGTGCTGTTAAAAGCAATCTACTTTTGGATTCAAACTACATTACTGCCCGTGAGGCTGTTGAAGCTAGTTATGTACCACCAACACCAGATTGCGAAGTCGTACTGAGGAACAACATTACCCTTACATATGGATCAGGTGTTACTACCTTCACAGGTCCGGCTGGCAGTCGTGGTTACACGGATAAGAGCGGCACTGCACAAACAGCTGCCCTCAATACCCCAAGGTTTACGGCATTGGGTTTGTACGTAACCAGTAACGTGGACTCTGAGAATTTGAGTGTACCCACTGCATTGAATCTTTTGAATGCCAATAACTACACGTGGCTGCTCGACTGCCAAAGTATAGCTGGTGTTACTTCCTTGGGTTATGTGGGGCATGGAGTCCTAAATTCTGGCATTCAAGTTGTAAGTACCAACTATAGTTACCAATCGGTTGTGGGTGGGGTTAATACAATCTTCACTATTGCACCTGTGGACCACACCAAGAACCACAAGTTTGTTGTTGTGTCTGACTCAGTGCAAAACAAAACATTCGTCTACTTTGATGGAGCACTTAAGATTACGATCAACAGCAAGCAAGATGCGGTTACTGGTGCAGCATTTACACTTAGCGCCAGCACTATTGCACATGGTGCAAAATATTTGAATAGCTTTAAGACTTGGCTATCTGCACTTACCCCACAACAAGTTTCTAATACATAAGGAGGCCCTATGGCTGATCCCGTAGTACTACTTTCCACAGGGGATGTTGTCGGACCTAACAGCTCTACTGATGGCACGATGGTTTTGTTTGATGGCACCACTGGTAAAAAGGTAAAGGGAAACAATGCGGTAGTTACTGCTCAAGGTTTAGCACTGCTAGATGATGCTGATGCTGCATCCAACCGTGCAACCATTGGATTGGATCAAGTCAACAATACCAGTGACATTAACAAGCCGGTATCCACTGCACAACAAACTGCTATAGATGCACGAGTTCTTACTTCTAACCTATCCACACAGGCTGAGGCTGAGGCTGGAACAAATAACACCAAGTGGATGAGCCCCCTCAGAGTTTTTCAAGCTATTGCCAAAGTTGTAATTCAAGCAACAGAGACAGTGTTTGGTTGGGCAAAAATTGCAACACAGGCCCAAACTGATGCTGGCACTGATGATACAACCATAGTCACCCCTAAGAAATTGCGTTTCGGGTTTTTGATAAGCCTTGGTAATAATGGGTATATTGTATTCCCAACATGGATGCTGAGCGTCATATTTCAATGGGGACTTTTAAGTAACACTGCTAACGCAACAAGCACTGGGACATTTACTCTGGCATACCCCAACTCTTGCTTTGCTGTATTACTCACTGGACTACAAGCTGGGGGCAACACTCAAGCATATGCAACACTGAACTCTAAATCTTTGTCCGGTTTTGCATGGACTGCTTTCTTTGGGGTTAGTGGGACCGCGCCCGTACTTGGGAACTCTAACGGCAACGTACAAGGCCACTACTTTTCAATTGGTCGCTAGGAGGTATTCAACAATGTATTACGCGAAGTCAACTGGCTGCACCTATCTAGAACAAGTGAATGGCAAGGATATGCCCAGTGATGCAGTGCTGATTAGTAAAGAACGATATGACAGTGTTATTGCAAACCCTGACCCAACGAAGCTTCGTTCGCACGATAATGCCGGGTTGCCAATACTGATTGATATGCCAATAGTGTGGGAAACCGGGCATCAATTATCTGACAAATTGAACGATACACTGGCAAGGGTTTACAGTACTTGGACACGATTTGAATCTGAATACGTATTCCGGGAGCAAGCTGCCATTGCTTACAAGGCTTCCAATTACTCAGGTGTTTGTAGTGTTTGGATTACAGCATTTGCTACTGCCGCTAACCTCTCCAGTAAATCGGCATGTGATCTTATATTGGAACAAGCTGTTGGGTTGAGGTCTGCTCAAGAAACTCTTGGGGCACTGCGTATGCGCAAGTACGAACTCCTACCCCTAACAGAACAAGATGCATTGGATAAATACAACGAGATTGACGCAACCATTCAGCAAGCATTGTCGCTGATTTCCTAAAGGAGTTCGTATGGGTGTAGTTAGAGTTCTATTCACTCGCCGTCGCGCTATCGGTAGCTTGCTTATCCGAGGTGTTACATGGTCTGCATTCAGTCACGTTGAAATTGTGATTGGTGACCATGTGATTGGTGCAAACATTCCTCACGGTGTGAGTTTAACGCCAATCAAAGAACGCCTGGCAGTGTCCAGTTATGCAGCATTGGTAGACTTGCCATGTGCTGACCCAGTAAGAGTTCAACAAGTTGCAATCGATCAACTTGGCAAGGGATATGACTATCTAGGATTGCTTGGCATCCTTGTTCATTCCGATGCCCTACAGACACCAGACAAGTTCTTTTGTTCTGAGTTTGTTGCATGGTCGTTCCGTGAAGCTGGTTACCCACTATTGCGCCCTGAGTTGATAGGCCGAGGTACTCCACAGAACTTGTGGATGATTCCTGCACCAGCAATTACACAAGGACATCCGTTGGAGTTGCTAAGTCAGTTCAGTTAAACAACAAAAGGAGTTATAGATGAATGTTTACATTTGAAAAACTGCTAGAGCTTCTGCAACTGGGTTTGTTTGCAATCGCTGGTGCAGTAGCAAAGCAATGCCACAGACTCCTTAAAGGTGATGAACCGTTCTCCCTTAAAAGGTTACTGCTGAATATTGGTATTGCTTTGTTTGCGGGTATTGTCGTAGGTAAGTTTATCCCAATGAATGTTGATTACCGTGATGGCATCATCCTTATGGTGGGTTTCACGGCGTACCCACTGCTAAGCATTCTTGAGGGTAAGTTCTTAAGTAAGACGCAGGAGGTGATTAAATGATAGTTCACAACATCATTACAGCCCTAGTATTCCTGGCCTTTGCATACAGTATCTTTACTGGTGTGAAGGCATTCCGAACTATGGATAACTCCAAGTCGGCGCCACGTTGCATTGCAATACTGATTATTGTTATCGGTATTCTGTACCTTATTGAAGGTGCAATTTTATTCTTTCAAGGGGACTCAATTATTATTCATCCCCTTGCTGCAATCGTAAGTACCTTAAGTGTTGCTGTGAATCTGATTGCAATTAAGACCTTTACCCAGGAGAAATAACAAATGAAGTTGTCAGAACAAGGTTTGAAAGCTGTTCAAAAGTCGGAAGGCTGTAAGTTAAAGGCTTACAAGGATGACAAAGGCGTATGGACCATTGGCTGGGGGCAGACCGGTAAAGACGTGGTGGAAGGGCTGGTGTGGACGCAGGAGCAGGCCGACGCGGCAAGGGATGCACACGTAGCGGGTGTTGAGAAGGCCGTCACCAAGGCGCTCAAGCGGGCTGCTACACAGGCTCAGTTTGATGCAATGGTGAGTTTAACTTTCAACATTGGTGTTTACGCATTTCAAACATCCACAGTACTTCGGCAACACAACGCGGGTAACTTCCGTGATGCATCAGCTGCATTTCTGATGTGGAACAAGCTCACTATTGATGGTGTTCTCACTTACTCT